CAGTCAAACGTATCGCTGATACTGAGGCCAGCAAAATGGTCAAGGGCCATGAGTCGCGCATGCATGCTAAAAAGATGAAGGCCGGTGGCCCTACGTCTGAAGACCGAATGCGTGATGGTCGTAACATGTCCCGAGCTAAAAATCAAGGGAGCAAGTAATGGCATACAGCATGAAAAAAGGTGGTAAGGAAGTTGGCCCCGCCAGCGTCTACGCGCCTCCCCACACGATGGATGGCAAGGCTATGAAGGGTTCTCCAAGCGGCCCTAACCAGAGCAAGCTTGATACGCTTGATGTTGCCATTGGCCCGTATAGCAAGTCTGCTGGTGATGAGCAAGTCAAAACAACTGGTATCCAAACTCGTGGTAATGGTTGCGCTACCAAAGGTACGATGGCAAGGGGCCCGATGGCATGAACTATTCTGAGCTTTCGGCGGCGATACAGACTTACACGGAAAACAACTTTCCGACGATTACCCTTGCGGATTCGTCTACGGTCTCGTCTACGACTCAGATTAACCGGTTCATTCAGCAGGCAGAGCAGCGCATCTACAACTCGGTGCAGTTTCCCTTTTTGCGTAAGAACGTGACGGGAACAATTACAGCGAACAACAAGTACCTATCCTGCCCCGATGACTACCTGTCTTCGTACTCCTTGGCTATCTTCTCCGGTGCAGGCCCGTACACATTTCTACTCAACAAGGATGTGAACTTCATACGCGAGGCGTACCCCACGCCGACTGACACCGGAACACCAAAGTACTACGCGCTGTTCGGCCCGACAGTCGCTAGTTCTATTATCAGCAACGAGTTGTCGTTCATTCTTGGCCCGACACCCGACGCAACCTACTCCGCAGAACTGCATTACTACTATTACCCCGAGTCCATCACCACTGCGCTTACAACTTGGCTGGGCGACAACTTTGACACTGTGCTGCTGTACGGTTCACTTATAGAGGCGTACACCTTTATGAAGGGTGAGCCCGACATGGTTGCGCTGTACGACGGTAAGTACAAGGAAGCCCTTGCACTGGCTAAACGTCTGGGCGATGGTCTAGAGCGTCAGGATGCGTACCGCAGCGGTCAATATAGGCAGGCGGTGACATGAGCATTGTCCAGACGCAGACCACCAGCTTCAAGAAGGAGTTGTACGAGGCCGTCCACAATCTGTCTACGAACACTCTCAAGATTGCGCTCTACACGGGCAATGCCAGCTTGAACGAAGACACCACGGCCTATTCAGCGTCCAACGAGGTTGTAGCGTCTGGCTATACAGCCGGGGGCAATACGCTGACTGGGGTGACCATCAGTTCCTCGGACTACACGGCCTATGTAAATTTTGCAAATACGTCTTGGACTGCGGCAATCACAGCCCGGTGCGCTTTGATTTACAACGTGACGCAAGGCAACAAATCCATTGCAGTGATTGACTTCGGGGCAGACAAAACCTCGACCACGACCTTTACAATCACCATGCCTGCCAACACCTCCACCACCGCACTTATCAGGAGTTCAAATTGATTGTTACTACGACCAAAGGCGACATGGACGAATCTTTGCTTGAAAAGCGAGAGGGTACAGTCGATAATGACAATGAACTCACAACATGGGTTGAGTACTGGTTAGAGGGTGAACTTGTCCACCGTTCTGCCCATGTGACTCTGAAAAAAACAGCCGTCTTTGGTGGCGGTGAAACAGCTTCTTTTGCTTAAAGGATAAATCATGGCAAATACTCAATCAATGTGTACCTCGTTTATGGGCGAGTTGCTGACAGCAACGCACAACTTTGGCACTGCGCCAACCCGTGGCACATCCGCAGCCGACACCTTTAGGGGCGCTTTGTACTTGGCTTCCGCCACCATCAATGCCTCAACCACTGCGTACACAGTAACAGGCGAAGTAACCGGCGCAGGCTATTCTGCTGGGGGCATAGTTGTAACAAACGCAACGCCACCAACGGCAACCAACGCATCAGCGACTGCCGGGGTGGCCTTCTTTACGCCCTCTGCCAGTTTGACTTACACCTCAGTTACTTTGGCAACGGCGTTTGATGCTGTATTGATTTACAACGCATCACAAAGCAACAAGGCAGTGAGTGTCCACACATTTGGTTCACAGACCATTACGGCGGGTACTTTTACTTTGACAATGCCTGTGAACAACACAGCCACAGCACTGTTGCGTCTGGCTACAACCTAAGCGGAGGCGGCGCAGGCCGTAGACCATGTTTGGTATATCCGCATACGCCCAGTCGCCCTATGCCGCTCTTGGCGAGAATGTAGTTGTTGTCGCCCTGACGGGCGTGGCTGCGTCTGGGGATGTTGGGTCTGTAACAAAGGTAAGCACGGTCGCCCTGACAGGGGTCGTAGCCGCTGGTGATGTAGGTACGGTTGTTGCCGCAGGGTCACAGGCCATAACAGGTGATGAGGCGGTAGGTAGCGTTGGGTCGGTTGTACAAAGTATTTCCGTTGTTCTGACTGGGGTTCAGGCTCTTGCAGACATTGGCGATGTAGACGAAACCAACTTTCCGTTAATAGCTGGAGTTCACGCCAGTGGTGAAGTTGGTACACCTACAGCGGTTCTAACGCTTGCTCTATCTGGGGTATCAGCCTCTGGAGCGGTTGGCACAGTCACCAATGGCGGTATAGAGGTTGCACTGGCAGGGGTAGAGGCTTCTGGCTTTGCCGGAACAATGCTCTACAACGAGTTGGCTGAAATAACCGGCGATGTGGCGATAGGCGCGGTTGGCACGGTAGGGCCGGTAGTTTCGGTTGCTTTGACGAGTGTCACAGCTTCCGGTGCGGTTAGTGCGGTAGATTTTGTGCAGGTTGCGTTCTTAGCTGGGGACGAAGCGGCGGGTCTTGTTGGTACGGTTGGCCCTGTAATAACTGTGGCGTTGTCTGGGGTTCAAGCCGCAGGCTCGGTTGGAAATGTAATTGCCGTATATTGGAAGTTGATAGATGACAGCCAAACAGCAAACTGGCAAAATATCAATGATGCGCAGACGGCAGCATGGGCAGCAATAGCTACCGCACAAACATCAAGCTGGACTTTGGTTGAAACGGCTTAAGGATACACATGGCTTTTGTACTTGCAGACCGGGTAAAAGAAACTACCACTACGACGGGTACGGGGACTATTACGCTCCTCGGAGCCTCCACTGGCTTTCAGTCCTTTGCTATTGTTGGCAACGGTAATACAACGTATTACACAATTGCAGGCCAGACTGGTTCTGAGTGGGAGGTTGGGATTGGTACGTACTCAACATCCGGTACAACCCTTGCCCGTACCACGGTAATATCAAACAGTTCAGCTACACAGCCTTCAGCTTTAAGTTTTTCCGCTGGCACAAAGGATGTATTTGTCACTTACCCTGCTGAGTTCACAGCTAACGCTATTGGTGGTGGTATTGGCACAGTTCTTCTTAATGCAGATACAGCCACTGTTAATGGAACAATTGCCACAGGGCAAAACGGTTTGAGTGTGGGGCCAGTCACCCTAGCGTCAGGTGTAGCCATCACAATCTCCGGCGGTCAACGCTGGTTGGTCTTATAAGGACAGAACATGGCATCAACTATCTCAGCAGGCACAACCAGCGCAACGGCGCTAGTGCATACAGCCGACACATCTGGCGCGTTGGAATTGAAGACCAACAATGGAACCACAGCGGTCACTATCGACACAAGCCAGAACGTGGGGATTGGCGGCGGCACACCCGCAAGTAACCCAAAACTCAGTATGTACGGCGGCATACGTTTCCTGTCAACGGAAGCTGCTTCTGCTACTTATACCGGCATTGGAAGCATTGTTAGCGACACAATGAGCATCAGTACTGCGGGTAGTGAGCGGATGCGTGTTACTGCCGGTGGCGATGTGGGGATTAACACTACTTCGCCAAACGCAAAATTGGAAATCAAAGCGGCATCTGCAAGCCAACGTCAATTACAACTAACGCATTTCAACTCTACTGACGGCTGGTACTTTACTGCTGACGATACTGGCGGTGTTCTTAAAACATCACGCCAAGGTAGTTCAGGCTTGAATGGTGAGGCAATGCGTATCGACTCCAGCGGCAACGTGCTGGTGGGGCAAACTGCTCAAACATCAACAGAAAAATTTGGTGTTACGCAATCAGATGTAGGCTCAAGCGCGGCAAGATTTTATGCCTCAAGCGCAAGTTACACAAATGATATTGTTCAAATAAGTTGCGCTCGGTCTGGGGCAACTACTGAATACAATGCTTTTTGTGTGTTTGATAATAACACCACACTTCAGATGTTGATTCGGCCTAATGGCAATTTGCTTAATTCAAATAACAGCTACGGTTCTTTGTCTGATGTCAGCCTTAAAGAAAACATTGTTGACGCTACGCCTAAACTTGATGACTTGATGCAAGTTAGGGTTCGCAATTACAACCTTAAAGACGATGTAAACAAAACCAAACAGATTGGTGTAGTCGCTCAGGAATTAGAAACAGTTTTCCCGGGAATTATTGAAACAGATGGAGAAGGAATTAAAGCCGTAAAGTACAGCGTGTTTGTTCCCATGATGTTAAAAGCTATCCAAGAACAGCAAGCCCTCATCACTTCCTTGACCGCCCGCATTGCGGCGCTTGAAGGAACACCAGCATGACCACAACAATAAACGCCAGCAATTCGGGGTCAGGCGGCTTAGTCCAAACCGCAGATGCCTCGGGAATCCTTGCCCTGCAAACGGCAGGAGTGACAGCGGTAACCATCAGTGCAGCGCAGGTTGTTACGTTTGCAAACCCACCGACTGGCGTTTTTCCTGCTGGTACTGCATTGTTGTTTCAACAGACAGCCGCACCTACAGGTTGGACAAAATCCACCACTCACAATGACAAGGCGCTGCGTGTTGTAAGCGGTTCAGCAAGTTCGGGTGGCTCGGTTGCGTTCACTACAGCGTTTGCATCTCAAGCAGTTTCAGGTTCGGTGGGTACATCGGGTGCTACTACGCTGACCACGGGACAAATCCCCAATCACTACCACCAAGTTTTTACTACTGGATTTGCTGGGACTTTAGGTATACAAGTGAAGTCTGGCTCTTCAGATGGAAATCAGTACGCATACACTGATGTGGCAGATTTACCGCAATACACAACCGCCGCAGGTTCAAATTCAGGAACATTTGCTAATAACGATAATGGCGGTGGCGGCTCTCACACTCACACTGGTGGTACGTTTACTGGTACGGCTATTAACCTAGCAGTTCAGTACGTTGATGTAATCATTGCAACTAAAAACTGATGAAAATTACACCTAAAACAAACTGCCCCCTGCACAACTTTGAGCCGTGCAAGGAGTTGGAGTGCGCGTGGTTCACCCAGATTCGTGGACACAATCCCAACACTGGAGCGGAGGTAGATGAATGGGGCTGCGCTATTTCTTGGATGCCAATACTTATGATTGAGAACAGCCAGCAACAACGCAGTACAGGCGCAGCGGTGGAGTCCTTTAGGAACGAGATGGTGAAGTCAAACGCAATGTTGCTTGGCAGTACAAACATGGAGTTGATTAAATGAAGCTGACCATCATCCCAGACGATGCTTCTGTGTACAAAGACAAAGCCTCTTGGCAAGGTGTAGACCTATCCACCGTGCCGACCAATGTCCATGCTTTGCAGTTTGATGATGCCACTAACACAGGGCACATTGAGTTCAAAGACGGCCCAAACCAAGACATCACAGAGTTACCGGACTGGGCGATAACAGCAGCTACCAACTACGATGCAGTCATAGCAGCTTACAATGCAGACCAAGCAGTTAAGTGGGCTGCGTACTTGGCAACTAGGGGCTAGTAATGACCATCACACTAGACGGCACAACGGGAATCACGACCCCTACTACCAGCACGACTGGGGAGTTTGTTACATCGGTCACAGGCTTCAAGAACCGCATAATCAACGGCGCGATGGTGATTGACCAGCGCAATGCTGGGGCGAGTGTGACGATTACTACTGCCGCAGAATTTGGTGTTGATAGATGGCGCTGTCAGGCGGGCGCTAATAGCAAAGTAAGTCTTCAGCAAAATGCTGGTTCTGTAACACCGCCTGTTGGTTTTTCATTCTATCAAGGTGCAACGTCATTAAGTGCTTATTCTGTACCCTCAAACGAATCGTTTTCAATTGCTCAATATATTGAAGGCTTTAATACTGCTGACTTGCAATGGGGTACAGCCAACGCATCTACAGTGACATTATCATTTTGGGTTCGTAGTTCTTTAACAGGTACGTTTAGCGGCGCACTAGCAAACTCTGCTGTAAACCGCAGTTACCCATTCAGTTACACAATTTCAGTAGCAAATACTTGGGAATACAAAACAATTACCATTGCTGGTGATACAAGCGGAACATGGATTGGGGCAACCAATGGGGTGGGTATTCGTATCTGGATTAACTTAGGTGCTGGTACTACGCTAAGTACAACTGCTAACGCATGGGCGGCTGGAGATTACAGAGCAACAACTGGGTCTGTCAGCGTAGTCGGCACAAACGGAGCCACGTTCTACATCACAGGCGTACAGCTAGAAAAAGGCAGCACAGCCACATCGTTTGATTACCGCGATATTGGGACTGAGTTGTTTTTGTGCCAGCGGTATTATCAAAGAAACTTTAATCCAACCTACGCTGGTATTGGAACTGCATCATCAGCGGTAGTAATCCCACGGTTTTCTGTAGTTATGAGGGCGGCTCCAACTGTATCTGCTCTTGCAACTGCCAATATTGACTTGTTTGGTGTGGGTTCCGCAAACGCTTCTTCTACGACATTTGACAGTCAAAGCACCACTGGTTTCAGAGCGTATTACGGAGGTATGAGCGGAAGCACTTTTGGTCAACCGGGCCATTTAACTAATGATGCAATTCAAGCATCTGCGGAGTTATAAGATGTATAAACTAACTAAGACAAGCAACTGTGCTGAGCGTTTGGAAGACCATGCCTTTATCCCATTTGACCCAGCCAACACCGACTACCAGCAATACCTAGCATGGCTTGCTGAAGGCAACACACCACTACCAGCGGACGAATAACATGACAACTGCATATACCTCACTCTTGGGCCTTGCCCTCCCTGTAACGGGCGAACTGTCTGGTACGTGGGGCAGCACGGTTAACACTGAAATTACCGCGTTACTGGACTCCGCCGTTGCTGGCACGACCACAATCAGCGCAGACGCAGACATTACGCTCACCGCGACTACCGGCGCTGCCAATGAGGCCCGTGAAGCAATACTTCTGTGGACAGCGGGTGGTACGGTAACCCGCAACATTACGGCCCCGGCTCAGTCCAAGGTTTACGTTGTCATCAACAAGAGTTCCAACACCCAAAGCATTGTGCTGCGCGGCGTTGGCCCCACTACTGGGGTGACCATTGCTTTGAACGAAAAAGCAGTTTGCGCTTGGAACGGCTCTGACTTTGTAAAAGTTTCCTCTACTGTAATTACTAATCTGACTGGAACCTTGCCTGTAGCCAACGGGGGTACAGGATTGACTACAACTCCCGCTAACGGGGCGCTGGACATTGGTAATGGAACAGGGTTTACTCGTACCACGCTTACCGCTGGTTCTAACATCACTATTACCAACGGCGCAGGTTCTATCAGCATTGCTGGTAACGCCGGAACGGTGACTTCAGTTGCCGCTACTGTCCCATCATTCTTGTCGGTAACAGGTAGCCCCATAACCACAAGTGGGACACTGGCAATTGCTTACTCGGGCACAGCCTTGCCTGTGGCTAACGGTGGTACAGGGGTTACCACTTCAACTGGAACAGGCAATGTAGTTCTATCTACAAGCCCGACATTGGTAACACCTATTTTGGGGACTCCAACATCAGGAAATTTAGCTAATTGCACATTTCCTACGCTAAATCAAAATACAAGTGGTACTGCTGCTGGCTTATCAGCGACTCTTGTCGTTGCTTCTGGCGGTACAGGTTCTACTACGTTAACAGCTAACAACGTCCTGCTTGGTAATGGGACATCCGCCTTGCAAGCAGTGGCTCCTAGTACTTCTGGCAATGTGCTTACAAGCGATGGAACAACTTGGACTAGTGCGGCCCCCGGTGGTATTGGTACTGGGCAAACTTGGACTGATGTCACATCAAGCCGGTCGTACGGAACAACGTACACCAACAGCACGGGCAAACCTATTTGTGTCAATATCGTATTTTGCGCCGCTGTAAATGCCGAGCTTTTTTTTGAAATTGGCGGTTCAGGTGGAACTCGTGTTGCTTTGGGCGGTTGGTATTCATTTGCGTCAGGCCAAGTTGGACAGACTTTCGTAGTCATAGTGCCAAATGGTATTTCGTACTACGTTTCGGGCAGCGGAACCCTTAATAGTGTTTCTGGTTACGGCAAATGGTATGAACTTCGTTAAAAAGGACTAGATATGCCACATTACACAAACACTGCGCAAGATGAAGTTCGTTGGTTGGATTCAGTCGATGAAGAAGCCCAGTACTTGCCGCAAGGTTTTACGCAAATTACTGACGCGGAAGCAAATACTATCCGTGTTAACTTACAAGCTGCGTATGCCAACACCTTCACTTACGCGCAAAAACGCGCAATGGAGTACCCATCTATGTTGGACTATATAGATGGTGTGGTAAAGGGTGACCAAGCGCAGATTGACAAGTACGTTGCCGACTGTCTGGCGGTCAAGGCTAAGTACCCTAAGAGCTAGCTATGCTTGACCAGCTTGTCTCTGCTGAAAACCCGTGGCCCAACACCGAGACAAAGGTGGTGTTGGTCTGCCGCATCCCTAAGAAGGGTGACAAGCCAAGCACGAACGAGTTTGTAGACAAAGACGGACGCATCTGCCGCTGGGTAGTGATGGACAAAAAATGATAGACCCATTCACCGCGTTTGCAGCCGCTCAGGCAGCGGTGAAGGGAATCCAAGCCGCCATCAAACTGGGCAAGGATGTACAAGGCATTGCGTCTGACCTGAGCAAGTTTTTTGAAGCCAAGGACATTGTTCAACAGGCGGCGAACAACCCTAAGAAGTTCAAGTCGGACACAGCGCAGGCGTTAGAGACGGTGATGCAGGCCAAACAGCTTGCGGAAGCCGAGACCGAACTCAAGAACACGCTGATATGGTCGGGCAATGCGGATGTGTGGGAAGGTGTACTGCTGGAGCGCAACAACATCATCCAGCGGCGCAAGAAGGCTGAGATGGAAGAGGCACTTGCCAAGTCCAAGAAGCGTCAGCAGATAATGGAGGCCGTGAGTATGGTCTTCTGGATTGCAGTGTTTTTGGTGGCGATTGCCCTGAGTTATTTTTTCACAACTCTATTTTTGGAGAGACGCGCATGATTCCAATCATCGGTGCATTGTTGGGTACGCTGGCTGAAAACGGGCTGACGCTGCTGTCCTCTGCTATCCAAGCAAAGGGCAAGGAAGTCGTTGAAAACACGCTCGGTATCAAGATACCCGACAACCCCACTCCTGCGGATGTTGAGCGCTTGCGCGAGTTGCAGTACCAGCATGA